GGAGTCCCAATGACAAATGCAGAGCTATGTGATACAATAGGCGTATCATCTACTTATACAATTCGGTTGTTAAAATCCGTACACAAAAGATTAGAACCAAAACATGATAACTGATAGCGTTTCCGAGTCTCTCACATATTTACAGGACGAGCCAGATATTAAGACTCTCCGTCTAGCCTATGACCAAACGGTTGTTGAACTAGAAGCATACTTTGACCTCTGCCGCACATCCTACGATGACCGCAGAAACTTCTGGCCAGGCAAGAGCCGTGACCACCGTAAGCATGGAGCCGACGCTTTCCCTTGGGAGGGTGCGTCCGACATGGAGTGCCACCTCATTGATGAGCGCATCACAAGGCTAGTATCATTATTTATAGCATCCCTGAACCGTGCAAACGTCAGGGCATTCCCAGTAGAAAGCGGAGACATTGCTCGTAGCCGAGTAGTTTCTGGTTTCTTAAAGTGGATGGTATCTTCTGGATACATACCTAGATTTCACCGCGAGATGGAGCTAGGAGCTAATTATTTGCTTGAGCGAGGTATATTGATTACATATATTGGTTGGCAGAAAGAAGATCGTAGAATCCTGCAACAACTGGATTTGAATCAAATTGCACAGGTTAGTCCTGACGTTGCTGACGCTATACAGAATGGCAACGATGACGAACAGCTAGTTGCCTTGCTCCAAGCAACCTTTGAGGGAACAACAAAGAAGCGTGCTAAGAAAGCATTACGTGAACTAAGAAAGACTGGAGTCGCTGAACTACCTATCGTTCGTAGACAAGTTAATGCTCCTGACGTTAAAACACTTGCACCAGATGGTGACTTCTTCTTCCCACCATACGTTACTGACCCACAACGCGCACCGTATTGCTTCTGGAAGACCTACTACACACCACAGGAACTAGAGAATAAAGTAGTTACTGACGGATGGGACGAAGACTTCGTAGACTACATCATATCTAAGTATAGGGGTGTAAACATTGACTCCATTGAGCGTGAGCAAGAAGGTCGTCGCAGCCTAAGCCTAGCTGACAATGCATATGAAGCCGACGAGCTAGTAGAAATCTGCTATGCCTACCAACGCCTCATTGACCCAGAAGATGGCGCAGAGGGCATTTACTGCACTGTATTCCACAAGGAGTTTAGTGGTAATGAACTAGCCCCAGGATATGCCAAGTTTGAACTACTTAATGGATACGAAGACTATCCTGTAGTAGTCACAAAGCTATCTGAGGACAGCAAGCGTTTGTATGACACAACTACTGTGCCGTCTATCCTACGTGGTCTACAGAACCAAGTTAAGGTTGAGCGTGACTCACGAGTTGACCGCAACAGTATAGCTACTTTACCTCCCATCCTTCACCCAGTTGGTCAAGCTCCCAACGATTGGGGACCAGGCAGATTGATTCCGTATCGCCGTAAGGGTGATCTGGACTTTGCCCCTACACCCCCACCACCTACTGGTTCCATTGAAATGGAAGACACTCTGCTTAACCTATCGGATAAGTTAGTAGGGCTAGACGAAGGTTCTCAAATCAGCCAAATACGGAAGCAGTTCTTGGTAGATAAGTTCCTTAGCCACACTGCTGAGGTAATTGGGATGGCTTACAAGTGCTTCCAACGCTTTGGTCCAGACGAAGTGTTCTTCCGTGTAACTGGTGTCCCTGACGCTCAAGTCTTTGACAAGGGTAACCCTGACGAGAACTTCGACATTATGGTAAACTTTGACGTTCAGAACAATGACCCAGAAACTGTAGAAAAGAAACTACAACAGTTCGTAGCATTGAATCAGTTGAACGCTAACAATCGTCTAAACGTAGATAGTCTACTAGATGTTGCTGCCGCAAGCATTGACCCAGTAATGGCTGATGCCATCCTACAACCTGTCGAGACTGCACAGCAACAAGTGGTTGAACAAGTTACAGATGACTTGGCTAAAATCTTTGCTGGTATTGAAATGCCTGCTCGACCTGCTGGCGCACAGATTGCCCTTCAAGTCGTAGAGCAATACGGACAACAGCCAGATGTCGCACAACGCCTACAGACTGACCAAGCGTTTGCCGCTAGGTTACAGAAGTATGTGGGTCAATACACGTTCCAGATGCAACAAGCTCAGAACGCACAGATCGGACGAGTAGGCACAGCCCCTGCTCAGATGGGTCAGATTGATACACAGGGTCTCTAGTATCGGTCTATTGACAAATATTCAGAATCTGTTTAACGTCACGCAATCCACGGAGATATAATGCAAATACAAGACGACATAAAAACACTTCATAACTACGAGGCGTTTGCTCGCTTCATTAAAATGCTTCACGAACTACGTGAAGAAACTATTGCTGAGTTGCATGAGGCAACCAGTGACAACATACAACAGGTATCAGGTCGTATTATTACTTACGATCAAGTGCTACAATTAGTAAATTGGCAGGAGCTTTCTAAGAAGCATTCCGAGCGCATGTAACTACCTGTGTTATAATTCAAAAATCGCCATCGCTCGGCGTTAATGAGTGGACAAATTATGACAGAAGAAATAGCAACTGCTGACGCTGAGGCAGGTAAAATATCAGTGGACAAAACAAATATATCCGTCACGGATTTTGCTCAAAAGCGAATTGGTGATCTTACTCCTGGGACTGAACAGCCCCAAGAGCAGGAAGCCGAAGAAGTTATTGAGCAGGAAACTGAAGAGGTTATTGAAGAATCGGTAGATACCGAGGAAGCAGAAGCATCTGAAGAATCCCCAGAATCCGAAGATGTTCTTTCACAGTTAGACCTGGACGAAATGTCCGAGGACGATTTGCGCGAACTGGCTGATAAGCTTGGTAGCCGTGCTGTAGCTCGATTCGGAGAATTGACTGCAAAACGAAAGGCTGCAGAAGAAAAGCTTACTCAACTTGAGGCACGACTCAAAGAAAAACCTAACCCACTAGAAACGAAAAAGGTCGAGAACAACCCATACGGGAATCTTGATACTGTCGAAAAGTTACAACAGAAAGCCGCTGAGGTTGACCAAGTAATTGAATGGGCTGAGGATTTAATCTTTGAAAGTGATGGCTATGGTGCAGATGATGTAGTAACAGAAGTTGAAGGTAAGGAGTGGACAAAGAAGGATGTGCGACAGGCTCTATTAAGGGCACGTAAGGCACAGAAGACTTTTCTACCTGACCAACTATCTAAGGTTCAGCTACGTGCGGAGGGAGAAGTGCTAACAAAGCAGTTCGACACCCAAGCGAAGCAAGAACTATCTTGGCTAGAAGGTGAGGACAACGACTTACGTAAACAGTTTGAAGCTACAATAGGAGACGAACGATTCAAGAAACTAAAAAGTGTTCTGAAACGTGAATCACCTGACATCGCCGCCCAACTAGATTATTGGTTTGCCCATGCTACAAATAGCATACATGGCCGTAAACTAGTAGGGAGTACCAAGAAAGCTCCTACGTTAAATCCTCCCAAGACAGGTAATCCAGCCTCTGCCCAATCCGAAAAAGGAATGGGAAGAACTGCCAAGGCTCTAAAAGAATTAGAAGCCAGGTTTAAAGAAACGGGTAACGCTAAAGACTTCGCTAATCTTCGACGACTCAAAATGAGCAATCGCTCATAAAATACTAACTCATTAATAATCATTAAATATAATGTCATTCTCAAATACATTCGACACTACCAATACAGGACCTGGTGTTTCTAACCGCGAAGACTTGACTGATGTCTTGACTATCCTCGCTCCAGAAGAAACTCCTATCCTTTCCTCTGCTAACAAAGAACGTGCATCCGCAACAAATGTTGAGTGGACTGTTGATAGCCTTTCGGCTCCACAGACTGCTGGCATCGCTGAAGGTGCTGACGTTACTGCATTCACTGACCAGTTCGCTGGCCGCGCTCGCCTCGGCAATCGTGTTCAAAAGTTCCGCCGTGACTATATGGTATCCGATCTGCAAGAAGCAGTCGATTCTGTTGGTCCTGCTAAGATTGCTCAGGCTGAAGCCAAAGCTATCCGCGAACTAAAACGCGACATCGAAGCTACACTTGCTGGTACGCAAGACTCCGCTGTTGAAGACGGTGCTGGTACTGCCAACGCACTTCGTGGACTTGGCAAATGGCTTGAATCAACAGCAGACACAGGTGGAGCAGGTGCTCCCGCTGACGTTCCTGCTTCGTTCCGCACTCCTGCTGGAAGCATCATCAATGGCGCAACTGTATCAGAAGCAGCCTTCAACACCTTGATTTCTTCGATCTTCAAGGTTACTGGTTCTACAAGCAATCTTATGCTTGTTGCTGATACTGAACTTCGTCGTCAAATTGCTGACTACGCTCGCACAGCAGCCTCTGCTACTGACAATGTTCGTTCGGTTAACTACGATGGCAACAGCGGTAGCATCAAGCTATCTGTTGACCTCTATGAGTCCGACCACGGTGTTGTTTCTATCGTAAACGGTAATCCTGACTGTATGCCAACTATGGCTGGTACAGATGGAATCGCTGGTTACCTAGTCAACCCAGAATACTACGGTGTTCACGAGCTTATCCCTATGGGAAGCACTCGTCTACCAAATCTTGGTGGTGGTGAGCGTGGTTTTGTTGATTGTGCTTTGACCCTCGGTGTATACCACCCTGGTGCTCACGGTAAGATCGTTGACCCTTCATAATTAACTAAAGGAAATATAATACTATGGCTAAATTAACAGTAAATGAATCAAGCGGTGATTTCACTCACGTGCTTACTCTATCTGCTCAAGACATCGTTAACGCAAGCACTAACCAAACTGTCTGGGGACAAATCCCAGCTGGTGGTGCAGTTGACGTTGCCTTCGCTGTTGAGTCTGTAGCTCTTGTTGGAGCTTCTGACATCACCCTTGAAGTTGGTACTGGAACTGACG